AACAAAATGAAAATCACAAAATCACAACTACAACAAATCATCAAAGAAGAGATGAAAGCAGAACTTAGCGAAGATAAGTATGCCACCGAAGATGACCGCCCTTTGGGAACAAGCCGCTCTTTGATGAGCGATAAAGACGCAAGAAGAGTGTTGAAGATGGCAAAAATGCTGTCCGACATGATTACACCAGACCAGTCCATGCCCGCAGAAGCCAGAGCTTTAGCTTCGGACATCTATGGTATTCTGGAAAAGGGTGTGACTGGTGGCATTTCCGACGGACCAGAAGGAAGTGGACCATCAGCCGATATGGAAGATTACGAAAGTGATTACCGTGACCCGCCCAGAGAGCCACTCAAAGGCAAGAGTGGAAGGCGTATGACCAAGGCAGAACTTGATATGATGAAGGATTACGATATCTAAAATGAAAATCACCACGACCCAACTACGAAAGATAATCAAAGAAGCCGTACAGGAAGAATACGAGTCTGGCGCTGCAAGGGCAGACAGAGAAATGTATCTGAAAAGAATGGGACGGGAATCCGAGTACCTTGACAGAGCCAATACGGAAAAACTCCAAACTATGCTTTACAAACTTGAAGATGATTTTTTGCCTTTCCTTATGAATACAGAAGAGGTAGAAATCGGCGAGGCTGCTAATCAACTTTACAAACTCCTCAAAGCCAGAGTAGAGGGATAAAAATGAAAATTACAAAACAACTACTACGAAAGATTATTCAAGAAGAGTTACTCAAAGAGATGCCTAACTATGAGGCAAACGACAAGGCGATGGAAGAAATAGCATTTAAACTCGGTCGTCTTCTTGTAGGTGCCCCTCATATCGTCAAGCCTATCGAGGATGCTTTATTGACGCCCGCAAATGATTTTCAAACTTCTTTTGGAGCGGCTCCGGCCAGACCTCAGTATCCACTTGCCGCTGCTGCTCTTCGCCGAGGCTATGATGAATCACAAGGGTTTCTTGATGACCAATATATCAAAGTGGATGAAGACTAATGAAAATCACCAAAACGGAACTAAAAAAGATAATCCAAGAAGAACTCCTCAAAGAGTTTGGCTCGGAAGAGTTCGGACTTCAAACCAAAGAGTTTGAACCTGTCCCAGGATTAGATTTTGATAATCCCAAAGAAGCGATGCTTCGCCAGATTGTTTCAGACAAAGAAAGAGGCAAAGTAGAAGGCGTAATGGTTGACCTGTTTACTGCCTCCGCTATTGTGTCTGTCTTGGATGCCATTAACGAAACTAATAAGGAAAAACTCTTGGCGTTGCCTGTTGACCGAATGGCAGACATCGCCTTTAAGATGATGAAATAAAATGAAACTCACAAAATCCTACCTACGAAAACTTATCAAGGAAGAGATACTCAAAGAGGCGTTGCCTCCACACCTACAAAAGCATTTTCGTAAGGATGGGTCTTCGGTTTATGAGCCCCAAATCAAAGATGTTACTCCTGCTGGTTATGGACCAGATGATGGGGTTGCTCAGGTTTCGGCTTCCGATATAGATGTGGAAGACCTTGCTCTAATTTATGACGATGAGTTCGGACCAGATTATGTGTTTGGTATATTGGCAGGTGAATTCCCAGCCTTTGACGACGAAGCCATCGCACCGAGGGTTTTGGATATGCTAAAGGATGCTGCCCGACAAGGTGATATCCCTGTTAATTATTTGGCACGCCGCCTGGCTGACCTTGTAAATTAAAAAAAGGAAAACAAAATGAAAATCACAAAATCACAACTAATAGAAATTATTCGCAAAGAACTACAGAACGAACGTATGGACGCTGGCGCTAGCCCAGAAGAAATAGAGAGAAAGCGAAGCGAGATTAACCAAGCAGCCAGTGGCTATCGTGATAGTCGAAAAAACGACGCTAAATTAGTAGATGAAATACAGTCACTTCTTGTGGGGGCAAAAAGCATACGAAGCGTTAATGCGTTGCCCGATGCTTTAGACAAGATTACAGATTTGTTGATGAAACGCAAGGGTTAGAACTATGAAACTCCTAATGGAAAACTGGAGAAACTTTGTTAGCCTAGAAGAAGATGCTGACAAAGCCAACCAAGAAATTAACGGCTTAATCAACGAATATATAAGTCGAAACCCCTCTTTGTTAAAGGAATACTCCCCAGCCTTTTTGGGCTTGTTGGATGATGAAGACGATGAAGAGGAGGCTGAAGAAGTAATTGACGACATCGAAGACGAAGTAGAAGATGAACTTGAAGACGAGGAAGAGGAAGAAGAGGAGTCCAGCTACGATGACGCCGAGGTAGATACCTCTATCGGCGACGAGGCTTCAAGGATTGGTACAAAGGTGGGTGTTGGTGCTGGTGCCGTTGCTCGATTCGTCCTTGCTACCTCGGGAGAACTAGTGAACCAAATCGCACTAGGGACATATCCTCTTATAATGAAGGCTCTGGGTTCGGCAGCCGGGCTAAGAAATTTTGTTAAAGGATTAGGAAAGGCTGGCGGCGATGTTCTTGCGATGTTCCCTGAATCCGCACAACAATTTATTAAGTCATTCCAAGAAGGGAAAGAAATAAAAGAGTTAGCAAAAAACAATCCAGAAGGATTCCTCCAGGCTCTTAAGACGACAGAAGAAAAGATTTTTGACCTAGAGTTGCCAGGAGTTAAAAATTCTGCGACTGCTGCTGTGTTTCTTCACCAAAGCCTAAAGGGTCCACGAAGACGAAGAAAAAGTATTAGAGCAGCTATGAAAAAAGCAGCAGCCGAATCAGATTTTTCTGTACCGCAGATTGAAGCCTTGTTGGCAAACTATTTAGCGATGGCTGCTCACGCACCAGAGGCTACAACACAGACATCCTTAGAGGTAGAAGAAGTATGAAAATCACCAAGACCCAACTACAAAAGATAATCAAAGAAGAACTGCTTAAAGAAGCAGAAGAGATGAGCCCAGAGTTCTCTAACTCTATGGAAATATTAGGACTTGCCATCAGAGCCAAAGCAGAAGTTGAAGATGCTCGTATAACTGGGGATGCTAACCTGGACAAGTTACAGGTAATGTTATCACAACTAGTAGCTGCTCTACCTAAAGCATTAAAATGAAAATCACCAAAGCCCAACTCCGTGAAATGGTGAAGCAACAAATAGAAGAGCGTTGCCAAAAGGGCTACAAGACCCACGAAAAGCGGAAGACCAAAAAGATGTTCGGCAAGCAGTATAGAAACTGCGTCAAGGCAGAGGCTAATTTGAAAGAACGAGCCGCCATCCCTATGGAAGATATTTTGCGGGCAGAAGATATTATTAAAAAGCACCTAGAAGAGATGTTTGACGAGATAGGCAGAGATGGTCTACCCGACCGCTTCTCCCTTGACACTCTTGTAGAACCAATTATACAAAAGTATATCAGTGCTCGCCGAAGCGATAGAACTCCTCGCTTCAATAAATTGACTGGGCGCATGAACCGTCGTTAGCCTAAAGCTAAACACCCTAAAAAACATCTGGTACAATAAGACACGCTTATAGAAGGAGTGCGCTTATGGTGCGGATAGCACATTTTGGGGACACCCACATCAAAAATCTGAAATACCATTACGAGTATCGTCAGGCATTTGAGGAAATTTACCAAACCCTACGAGAGCAGGACGTAGACTATATCGTCCACACAGGCGACTTGGCTCATACAAAAACACAACTCTCACCAGAGTATTTTGAACTAGCCACAGACTTCTTGAAGAACTTGGCTGACATCGCCGAGACCCACATCATCCTTGGGAACCACGACGGCAACCTACGGAACAGCACTCGGCAGGATGCTATCACTCCAATCGTTGATGCCCTTGACCATGCTAGTCTTATGCTTCACAAGTATTCAGGCGAGGTTCAATTAGAGGATGACTTGACCATTAACGTTTTGTCAATCTTTGACGAGACCAATTGGCAAGACCCAACAGACCCAAGTGCTATTAACATTGCCCTTTATCACGGAGCAATTAATAATAGTCAAACCGATATGGGCTGGATTATGGACCATGGCGACCACGACATCAAAGTGTTCGATAAGTTTGATTACGCTATGCTGGGAGATATTCACAAGACTAATCAGGTCCTGAATGAAAGTGGGACCATCCGCTACTGTGGCTCCACTATCCAGCAAAACCACGGCGAGACAAATGATAAGGGCTTTTTGATTTGGGATATCCACAGCAAGACTGAATATGAAGTTGAGCACCATCTCGTCAAGAACGTCAAACCTTTTATGACAATCGAGTTGACTTCCAAAGGGAATATGCCTAGAAACCTAGACATCCCAGAAGGAGCACGACTTCGTGTGGTAACTCACCACAAAGTCTCTCTAGACAAGATTCGTCGGGTGATGGACATTGCCAAGAGCCGCTTCAAGCCTGAGAGCCTATCTTTCGTCAACAAGGCTGGACTCAAGCGTTCCAGTGTAGATGTTGATGATTTGGGCAGCACAGAAAACCTGCGGGACCAACAAGTCCAAGAGCGACTTATCCGGGAATACTTAAAAGAATATGAACCCGACGCCAAAACCCTAGAACGAGTTTTCCAATTAAACTCACGCTACGATGCTCGGGTCAACGGCGAGGATGCCTCCTTACGAAACGTGGAGTGGTCACTCAAAAGTATGCAATGGGACAACCTCTTCAACTACGGAGAAAACAACAGCATCAACTTTGAGAGACTGAACGGTGTTGTGGGTGTTTTTGGTAAGAACTACTCAGGCAAGAGTTCCGTGATTGATAGTGCGCTGTATACGATTTACAACTCTATCAGTAAGAACAACCGCAAGAACCTGAATATCATCAACCAGAATAAGCAGGCAGGCTGCGGTCGTGTTGAGATTGATATTGACGGCAAAGCTTATATCATTGAGCGCAAGTCGGAGAAGTATAAAAAGAAACTTCACGGCGAAGAGACTGACGAAGCCAAGACTGATGTAGAGTTCTCAATGATTGACCCAGCGACTGGGGAAGAGACAAGTCTGAACTCGCTTGACCGCAACGGCACCGACAAAGAGATTCGTAAAATCTTTGGAACCATTGACGACTTTTTGCTTACGAGTATGTCCAGTCAGATGGGTGCGATGACTTTCATCAACGAGGGTTCAACCAAGCGCAAGGAGATTCTTGCTAAGTTCTTGGACCTCGACCAGTTCGAGAAGAAGTTCCGAGCCTCTAAGAATGACAGCATTGAGACCCGTGCTTTGCTCAAGAAATTGGAAGACAATAACTTTGATGAAGATATTACGCAACTCGTCGGACAATTGACCGATAATGAAAAGGACCGAACAAGACAAGAAAGGAAATGCGAGAAACTAACTACACAGTTAGAAACTATTTCCGAGAGAGTAAAAGAAATCGATGGACTTTTCGCATCTGCCCCTGTTGAACTTATTAATATTAGAAAAGAGACGGCAAGACTTGCGGCAGCAGAGCAAGAATCCTCAGACCTCCACCTCAAATCAGCCCAGACCAAAAAGCAAAAGAAAGATGTTCTGGCGCAAGCGAAAATCCTAAAGAAACTTCTAGATGCTACTGATGTTGGTGCGCTCCGAACCCAGATTTCTCGTTATGAAGAACTCCAAAAGGAACTAGGCACTTTGGAAACTCAGCTAACGCTGGAAGAAAAGAATAGGGACACATATCAGAAGAAGGTAGATATCCTTGGCGACGTTCCCTGTGGTTCGGAGTTCTCTCATTGTAAATTTATCAGAGATGCTTATGATTCTCAGCAATTGCTTGAAGAAACACGAAAGACCTTAATGGCTCTTCGCCGCCGCCATAATCAACTTGCTGGCAAGCTGGAAGATATGGATGTGGAAACTCTGGAAGCAGATAAAAAACTGTATAAGCAACGAGACAAGGAATACGCTGACCTCTCTACAGAGGCAACCAACCTTGACCTTCTTCTGGCGCAAACAACAAACAAAATTCACCTCCTTACTAATGAGGTGGCAAGCATCAAAACCAAGATTGAAGTTTACGAACTCAACAAGGAAGCAATCGAGAACCGAGAGGAACTCATTAAAGAGCAGGATGACTTGAAGGAAAGAACCATCAAGACAGAAAGCGACATTGCTATTTGCGATGCCAAGGTCCTTGATTTAGTGAAGCATCACGGTGGTATTGAAACTCAGATTGAAAACATCAAAGAGAAGCAGCAAGAACTAGAAGACCTACGAACAGAGTATGCGGCTTATGACTTGTTTATGCGCTGCACCCACCCCAATGGAATCAGTTATGATGTTGTGAAGCGGATGCTCCCTCTCATTAACGATGAGGTCAGCACGGTCCTAGCCAACGTCACCGACTTCGACATCTTTTTCGAGGCAGAAAAGAATAAGTTAGACATCTTCATCAAGCATCCAAAATACGAAGCACGACCTTTAGAGATGGCTTCTGGAGCAGAGAAGACGCTGGCAGCAATTGCCATTCGTATCGCCCTAACTAACGTGTCAACCCTACCAAAATCAGACATTATGATTATGGATGAGCCAGGCACAGCGTTGGACGCCGAAAACCTTGAAGGCTTTATGCGAGTGATGGAAATGATTAAGGGCTACTACAAGACTGTGCTTTTGATTACTCACTTGGATAGTCTCAAAGATATTGCCGATATGACTATTGACATTGAGCGTCAAGATGGTTATGCTTTCGTATCTCAGTAAAATAAGACACCACTGGAAATGCGGAAGACATTCTAATATTCCTCGGTGTTGTATTTTGTGGTTTGTTGGACCGTGGAGAATAGTATTGAGAGTTCCAAGACTTTGGGATATGTTTTTTGAATCTGACTCTCACTATATTCGGTGCCCTTTGTGCAGGGTCAGAAATCGTCGGAACAAAATAAAAGAATGTGATTGCGAGATATGAAAAACCAAAGGGAACAATTAATAAAACAGATGACTGATTATGTCATCAACGTTCTAGAAGAAAAGCGACCCGAGTTTTCAGGGTTCGCAGTTTGTCCGTTTGTAAAGGCTGACAGGATTAGCGACCAACTCCACCTAGATGTTTTTGATAATACCAAGGACACGCTTGTAGATGTGGTCCTCCGATTTGTCCGTTCGGGAAAAAGGAGTGCTCTTGTTGGTCAGACAAATGTTAGTATAAAGGCATCGGAAACAAAAGGATATCAAGAATTTATTAATCTAATCCTAGAAGAAAGTGGTAATCAAGATGTGGTGGCTCTTTGCTTCAACCCCAACAATGACATGGGAATAGATGGATTCAATCCGTTATCGTCTGCTCCTTGTTTTATGATAAACATGGCATACCATACGGACCTGGCAAAAGCAAGAACTGCACTTCTTAGGACAAAATACTACGACAAAATGCCCGCAACCTATAAAAAGTATCTAAACGTAAAATGAAAATACTAATCAGTTCTTGTGTATATGGAAACGATGTAAGGTGGAACGGCACTAACCGTCGTGAAGACGACATCAAAGTGTGGGCAGAAACCAACGGCTTTGAATTAGTTCCAGTGTGCCCAGAAAACGAATTGTTCGGCACACCCAGAAAAGCCATCCGCTTGCGAGCGGTTGACGGCGAGATAAAAGGTTTTGCAGGCAAAGATGAAGTCTACGGACAACTAAAAGATAGGTGTCAAAAAATAGCCGAAAGACATAAAGATGCAGTTGGGTTTATAGGAATCTCCAATTCTCCTTCTTGCGGTCTATCTACTGGCGTAAAAGACTTAGGTTCAACTATTAAGGCACCGATGCACCAAAGTCTTGACTGTCCCACTACGGAGATTAGTTCTATGCGGAACGAAAAGAACAGAGAAGTATTTCTTCGGAGAATACTAAAGAACTTATGATATGGTTCTTTTTAGAATACCCAGTGATAAGCGGATTATTATATTCTATTGTTTTAGGACTTCCATCGGGGTTGGCAATTGTTTGGAGCCTGAGAGAATTTGAAAACCCACCAGAAAAAGATGATAGCTTTTGGGATGAGGATTGGGATTTATGAGAGCGGGTGATTTAGTAAGGTTCAGGCAATGCACTTTCCACGGAACCCCAAAAGTTTATTCTGAGTGGAAAGTAGGGTTACTGCTGGAGTACAAACCTTGGTACAAAATTGCAAAGATTAGTTACAACGGACACATAGTTAAGGTTCATGGCTCCGATGCTCAGATTTTTAAGAGAGCAAAACGATAATAAGGTAACTATTTATTGTACCCTTTATTACAAACTCGGGAGAGTCCAATGACTAAAAAAATCAACGTTAAACACATTGCACAATTGGTAATGGAAAGAATAAACCTCTCAGAGGCTCCGGTCGATGACTTCCTGGCATCCATAGAGAAGCCCCTTCCTGATTTTGTTTCAACTCTTAAGCAAGTGTCGGCTGACGACGAATTTCAAAAAGTAGCAGGCGCAGGAAAGGCTGATGGCAACCCACAGGATGAAGTTGTGACAGTCGAGCGGACCAAAGCAAAAGCCATTGACCTTCTCCCTACTCAGGCTGAAATTGGAATGGATGCTAGTTTGGCTGACCAAATGACTAACAAGTACAATGCTGCAAAGACAGCACTAGGGTTAGTAAATGACCCAATCATTATGCCCAGTGCAGATAATCCTCCCCCAGCCATTTTAGTGTTTAATGGGAAATACATTCTTGATGGACACCATAGATGGTCTCAAGTTGCAATGATGAATCCTAATGGTGAAGTTGCTATTGATAATATGACCAGTCCTAATATCAAAGATAACGAGCAGGCTCTAAAAGTAATGCAAATGGCAATTGGCGCAAAAGCTGGAAAAGTAATTACTAAACCATTCGAGGGGCAGAACCTAATGAAAGCTACTGACCAAGCCGTCAGGGCATATGTTCTTGAAAATATTGACGATAAAGTCTTAAATCTAATGGTAGAGGCAAAGAAAATTAGTGAGCCTAGCAAAGATGCTGCTGCCAATTATATAGTTGAAAACTTCAAGCTAGTTAAGAAGAGTCCGGGTCCTTTCGAACGTGAGAAGAGTATGCCGCAGGCTGGTAAGTCTGGTGTTTCTCAAGATGATGTGAACGCTGCCTTGGCAGCCGGTGAGATTAACTTCCTACAGCCGGACAAAGGTGACGCCGCTAATCGAAAGGATGACTTGATTCCCGAGGGCATTAAAAATAAGTGGAAAAAACTTATCAAATAAGGGCACAAAAATGAAAATATCTAAAAACCGCATTCGTACCATAGTTCTCGAACAAGTCGCCAAGCTTCAAGAGGCAAATAAAGCCAACCCGGAAATGGTTAAGTCAGTCAATGATGCTATTGATAAGGCTCCGAACCTGGCACAAGCTTTGGACCGAGTTCAAGATGCGGCTACAGGAAGTGCTGTTATAACTCACTTCATCAATAAGCTGTCCGCTAAAGGAATCGACAAGTCAAAGCTTATCAATATGATGACTCAACAATTCCAGGCAGCCAAAGATGCCGATACCTCTCAGGTAGGAAAAAGCACAGCAGCAAAAACAACGGCTGCTGCTCCTGCCGCTGCTGCTCCTGCTGCCCCTAAAACAGCTAAATAATTAATAGCTTACTATTTATATCTACAGAGGAGGTACTGTAGATATGCAGGAAAAAATAGATAATTGGCTCGGTAAGTGGGCTTCACGAAAACTAATAGTGTGGGGAACTTCCACCGCTTTCTTGGCGGCTGGTTCGGTAACAAGCAGCGACTGGGTTGCTGTATCCCTAGCTTACATAGGACTTCAGGGCGCAGCAGATATTGCTGCTAAATGGAAACACGGGTGATGAAGAAACTATGGTTTAAAGCCAAAGAGATTTGGTGGAAAATTATACTAGGGGTTGTTGTAGTGGCAGCCCTCTTGATTTACTTTTACCGCTTGCTTCGCCCAACGGAAGACAAGACAGAATATTTAGAAGCAATAAAGACAGAAGCTACAGCAGCCTTAAAGGAAAATGAGTTGCGTGGTAGACTAGAAAAAGATAAGATTGGGGCAATTAAAGGAGTCTTTGAGAGTCGTCTTAAAGATACACATAGAATAGACGACCGAGAAGAACGTTTAAAAGCCCTCATCCGACTTCATAAAGAATTGGATATTTAAGGAGAAAGAAAATGGTAGATATCCCTACATTAGAAATCGAAGATTATGACCCAGACCTCAACGAGGAGGAAGAAGCCGTTGAGGATAAATCAGGCGGTGCCTTAACTTACGCTATTGTTGGCGCTGGTCAGGGCGGCGGTCGTATGGCTAAAGCCTTTTATGATATGGGTTACACAAAGACTGTAGCTGTCAATACAGCCCGTTCTGATTTGAATGGTTTAGATTTGCCGGATAGTCAAAAGTTTTTGGTTGACGAACACGGCGAGCAGGGCGCTGGCAAGGACCAAGCGAAAGCTCAAGAGGCAATCGAGAAAAAAGAACAAGAAGTATTCAACAAGTTCCGTGAAGTGTTTGGAACCAATGTTGACCGTATCTTGATTTGTCTTGGAGTGTCTGGCGGTTCCGGGGGTGGCACCGTCAACACCCTTATTAAAGTAGCTAAGAAGTACTTCACTTATATTGGCGTTGAAAACGTTGACGAGCGTGTTGGTGTTGTAGCTTCACTTCCCACTGCTGGCGAGTCAGCCTCGCCAACGGTAGCCAAGAACGCCCACGCTCGCATCACCCAACTTTGCGGGCTAGCAGAAAAGGGAAAGATTGCTCCGCTTATTATGGTAGACAATGAAAAGATTAAAAAGCTTTACCCCAAGCTGACAGTCAAGAAGTTCTGGACAACCATCAACAATACGGTTGCTGGGTTGTTCCACGTCTTCAACGTATTGGCAAACCAAGACTCAGAATACACAACCTTTGATGCTACAGATTACGACAGTATTATGAAGCAACCAGGCTGTATGATTATGGGTGTTACTAGTGTCAAGAACCTTGAGAACGAAACTGCTGTCTCAAGTGCTCTCAAGAAGAACCTAGAGAAGACACTTCTTGCTGAAGGTTTTGACCTGACGTCAGCCTCCGGTGCTGCTTGTATTGTTGTTGGTAGTGAGGAAATCTTTGAAGAGACTGCTGGCTTGATGGATAACATTGAGTTTGGTTTTGATACTTTGGCTGCTTTGACTGGCGGTGCCATGATTCACCGGGGAATTTACGAAGATACCAACAAGGATAAGCTAGTAACATATACTCTAGTTAGCGGACTCAAGCGTCCCGCAAAGCGTATCGAAGGACTAAAGAAATTCCTGAAGAAGTAAAATGAAAACACTGGTTACATTTGCACTGCTCTTCTCGCTCAACGCCACTGCGGCGGAGGTCACAAAGTTTGAACCTCGCCCAGTGGTGGTTGAGCAACCCGGTGGTACCTATGTGGGTATTCTCTTGAGCGAGGAAGACTTCCGGAAGATGCTTCAGAAAAAGATTGATTCTAGTGCCGCTCTTTCTGAATGCTCAGTAGATAAGCGAGTCTGTGATAAGGCAGAGCAAATATATAAAGCTTCAATTGATAAACTAGAGACTCAGCTAAAGAAAAACAATTCCTGGTTTGACAGAAACAGGGGGACTGTTGGACTCGTCACTGGGTTGCTTTTGGGAACTGGACTTTCAGTAGGTATTGTCCATGCTGTGTATCAAAAATAATGACTAAAAAAGATACTAATTATATCGCTTCTGTAGAGAAAGCCATAGCTGCTAAGTATGGAAAAGAAACAGTTCAGGATTTTCGCTCTGAGTGGTCCGAGGAAAAAGAAAAAGACTACCTCTCATCTCTCAAGAAGAGAAATAAAACAAAAGATATTTTAATCCCTGCGACCAAAAAGACTGACCCAACAGTCAGCAGAACATGTCCTGTTTGTAAAACATATTCATTTTCATCTAAAGACGACCTATATATGATTAGGTATCAGTGCTGTTTTCAGTGCTATCTTGAGCACGTTATTGCCCGAGAAGATAGATGGAAGAGCGGCTACCGCCCAACTGACGAAGAAGTACAGCTTCGCATAAGGAGAAGAAAAAATGGCTAGTGTCTTAGATGTAATTAAGGGTCTCAATCAAGCAGCAGCGAATGCATACGATGGTGCCTATGATAAAGATGGAGAAGCTCTATCTGTTGGTCTAAAGCGGGAAGAAGGGAACCCTATCCTGGATACCCGAATAATGGATGGCTTTAAGGTCCGATTTGCAGGTCCTAAAATGATACTTACTTACCAAGGTGAGATGCGCCTGGAGGAGCTTCATCCTCGTGGAAAATTTGAGAATGAGATTGAACAACGCCTTGCTGAAATCATCAAATTTCTTAAGAAAGAATACAAGAACATTACGAAAAGCAGCGTCACACTGACCCCCGACTCGGATGCAGAAATTATTGTTCAAACCACCTCCCGTATTCATACTTGGGTCCAGGCACACAAGCAATACTATGTAGGTGGATTTGATGGCGTAGAGTCTCTAGGTATGACCTCCGAGAGAGATAAAGACCGCCGACAGGATGGTTACGAGAAGAAGTTCAAGGATTTTCTAGAACTATCGACGGACAAGCGCCCAAGCAACGATACCTCAAAGCCAAATCCTGAAACCCCGGAAGGGTAATAGTCTTGCAAAAGAAGGAGCAAATGGCGGAGATTGTTCGCTGTGGTAAAGACCCTTCTTACTTTTGCATTAATTATGCTCGGATTTCTCACCCACTCAAAGGCTTAATTCCTTTTGAGTTATATGATTTTCAAAAAGATACTTTAGTAGACTTCAAGGACCATAGGTTTAACGTCATTCTCAAAGCCCGTCAGTTGGGAATCTCAACTACGGTCGCTGCGTATGTGTGTTGGCTAATGTTGTTTCATCGAGACAAGAACGTTCTCGTTGTAGCCACAAAGCTTGCTACTGCAACAAATCTGGTGAAAAAAATAAAAGCTATTCACAAGAATTTGCCTAGCTGGCTAAAGATAGCTAGTATATCAATTGATAATCGAACGTCATTTGAATTGACAAATGGCTCTCAAGTAAAAGCATCCTCTACCTCTGGAGACGCTGGTCGCTCCGAGGCTTTGTCTTTATTGGTTGTGGATGAAGCAGCATTTGTAGATGGAATGGAAGAATTGTGGGCTGGTCTTTATCCTACTTTGTCTACTGGTGGGCGCTGCATAGCACTATCCACCCCTAATGGCGTCGGCAATTGGTTTCATAAAACCTATACCGAAGCGGAAGAAAATAAGAATAATTTTCATACCATAAAATTACCTTGGGAAGTTCACCCCGAGCGTGACCAAGAATGGTTTGAGAAAGAAACAAATAACATGTCTCGCCGAGAGATTGCACAAGAGCTAGAGTGCAATTTTAATGCCTCTGGCGAAACTGTGGTTCATGGTGACGACCTTACAAAGATACTAAAAAATATTTCAGAGCCCTCAAGAAGGACAGGGTTTGATAGAAACTATTGGATTTGGGAAGAGCCAAAAGAGGGCAAAGATTATATCCTAGTAGCTGACGTTGCCCGAGGGGATGGTTCTGATTTTTCGGTCGCTCATATTTTTGACACAGAAACAATGACTCAGGTAGCGGAATACCAAGGAAAAATAACTCCGGATATGTTTGCGCCACTTCTTTACACTATGGCAAAAGAATACAATACTGCCCTGTTGATAGCTGAAAATAATTCGCTTGGAATAGGGGTTCTTAGTCGGCTTCAAGATATGGAGTATAGTAACCTCTATTATAGTATGAAGTCCACCCACGAGTATGTGGATGAAGTCACCGCTCAGTCAGTTGGAGCAGTTGTTGGGTTTACTATGTCAATGAAAACTCGACCACTAGTTATTGCTAAGTTTGAAGAATTCGTGAGGAATAAACTAATTAACATTAATTCACGGAGGTTGGCAAACGAAATTAAAACATTTGTATGGCACAATGGCAGACCCCAAGCTATGCGTAGTTATAACGATGATTTGGTTATTGCTGCTTGTATTGGTTGCTGGGTTCGAGAAACAGCTTTAACAGTTAACAAAAGAGATGTACAATATCAAAAGGCATTATTGGCTTCAATCACAGTTTCCAATAAAACATTGAATACAACAATCGAAGGACAACAGGGATATAAGCCACGAAGCCCCAGGTCAAATATGTATGGCACTGGACAACCGGACTATTCGTGGATAATAAAAGGATAAAAAATGGCAGATAATAATTCTAACAACAATAATAAAGATAATCCACGGAATAACCAATCACCGTTGTTTCGAAGGTTGACTCGCCTCTTTAGTGGTCCTATCGTAAACTACGACCGTCCTGCGGTTATCCGAGGCACTCGAAGAGATGTAAAAAAGTATACCTTTACTTCTAGCACAGGTAAAGAGTTCAAAAAAAGAGAGTATCACAATCCTTTCAGTTCTCAGACCAATCAGGTTCTCCAGGACAGAAACAAACAGGTTCGTTATACTGACTTTGAACAGATGGAATATACACCTGAAATTGCTTCTGCATTAGATATTTATGCCGATGAAATTACTACATCTACTTTGTTTAATCCTATTGTGGGAGTAGACTGTCATAATCGGGAGATTAGAAATATACTAGAGGTTCTTCTTTATAGTGTCCTGAATGTAGACGCTAATCTTTTCGGTTGGGCTCGTAGTACTTGTAAGTATGGGGACTATTATTTATATCTTGACATTGATGACAAGCTTGGTATAACAAATGTTATTCCTCTGCCTGTCAGAGAGATGGAGCGCATTGAGGGTACTGACCCCACTAATCCCAATTATGTACAATTTTATTGGCTAAATGCCGAAGGTAACACGGGTGTTACTTTTGAAAACTGGCAGGTTTCCCACTTTCGCATCGTTGGAAGCGATAAGTATGTTCCCTACGGAACATCGGTGCTTGAGCCTGCTCGCCGCATTTGGAGACAGTTAACTCTCTTAGAAGATGCCATGATGGCTTACCGAATTGTTCGCTCCCCCGAGCGCCGTGTTTTTTATATTGACGTGGGAAATATCCCTGCTGAAGATGTGGAACAATATGTAGAACAAGTAAAAACACAAATGAAGCGCAATCAAGTTGTTGATGCCGACTCAGGGCGAGTAGACCTAAGATACAATGCTATGAGTATTGACGAGGATTTTTATATTCCCGTCCGTGGTGCAGCCAACAACACTCGTATTGAAACTTTGGCTGGCGGTCAATTTACTGGAGATATTGAGGATGTGCAATACTTGCGGGATAAGTTATTCTCTGCCCTCAAGGTCCCCAAGGCTTACTTGGCTCAATCCGATGCTATGGAGGATAAGACAACCTTGTCCCAGAAAGACGTCCGGTTTGCTCGCACCATCCAAAGACTTCAACGAGTGATTGTCTCTGAGTTAGAAAAGATGTGTATCATCCATCTTTATACTTTAGGGTTCCGAGATAAGGACTTGCTGTCTTTTTCCCTGCATTTGAATAACCCATCTAAGATTGCGGAACTCCAGGAGCTTGAGCACCTCAGGACGAAGTTTGACATTGCTGGCGCAGCTACAGACGGCTATTTCTCTAAACGTTGGGTTTACGAGAATATCTTTAAGATTGACCAAGGCGAAATAGACAGGATTGAAATAGAAAGATATGGTGATTCTAAACTGAATTCGACACTAGAGGCTGCTGGCACAGCCGCTGCGGAGCAGGCATCAGCCGCCGCTCCGGCGGACACGACGGACATAGTAGGCGATGAGGTGACCCCTGGCGAACCCGGTGAAGATGCTGCGGCTGCTGAAACACCGGCAGGTGACGAAGCCGCCCCTGAAGACGAAGGAGCCCTCCTAGCTGAGCCAGCTTCTCGTGATGATTGGTATCAACCAGTTACTGACCCAGCCTGGAAACAGGGAGCCCGCAAGAGAAGCTATTTGTCTAGCGTAGGAAGTAATACGGCTTCTAGCTCAAGAAGAAACCTATTTAAGGGGTGGAGTGGTGAGATGGGACCATTGTCTCGTGGAGTTGTCGGTGAAGCCGCCGTGAAGGATGACGAGAAAATACTCTCCGAAGCCCAAATAGAGATTCAAAAACTGATTAAACAATTGGAAGAAAAAGATGAAAAAACGGCACAATAAAAAAAGAAATACAGTTTTTTTGTTTGAGGCTTTGGTGCGAGAGCTTACCAAGTCTATTGTCGAAAAAAACCAAAAAAGAACAAACACAATTAAAACTATCTTGAAAGAACACTTTGCCGCTGGTTCCGCCCTGGGTATCGAACTGGAGTGCTTTAAAACATTGTGCGAGGAGTCATCGCTGGACCCTTACACTGCCGAGAAGCTATTGTTTACAGTTAAGAAAGCCCATTCGGAACTCCAGAAAGATGAGGTCTTCAGAGCGCAGTCTCTGGTGATTAGGGAAATCAACGCCACCCTCGGCTCCCAAGTATACCAAAATTTTGTCCCCAACTATAGAGCGTATGCAACGGTAGCTCAGTTGTTTAACGAAAAGGTTGCGATAAAGACAAGGGTACTCTTGGAGAAAAAAGTTATTGAAACTCTTATTTCTTCCAAAGAAGAAAAACAAGAGATGAAACCAGTGGACGAGCTTGTTATGAGGAGCTTCTCTAATAAATTCAATGAGAAATATTCTTCGCTACACGAAGAGCAACAAAAGCTTTTAGGCACCTATATTACTTCCTTGGATGAATCTCAAACAGACTTTAAGGTGTTCTTTATATCTGAGGCGAAAAGAATTCGAGACTTAGTAGAGGAATCTTTCAGTCTTCCTGAGGTTGTAGAGGATGAAGAGATGGTTCAGAGCACTAAAAAAGTCTTAGAATATATTGATAATCTTCACGTCAACAACTTAGGTGAAAAAGATATTTTAAAGTTACTAAAGCTTCAAGATTTAGTTAGAGAGTATAGAAAAGATGCCAATCAAACTTAAAATATCTTCCCCATCCACTGGCTCTAGTGTTGCTGAGGCACCCAAGGAGCCGCAGGCTACAATAGCTCTTGAGGTCAGCAAAACTCTGGATGGAAACCTATTAATAAACGACCATCAATATATTGATATTGTTATTGTCCCTTCGACGAAAACAATAATGACGATTCCTAAGCCCTATGTGGATAAGGACGTGTTTGAATATCAACAAGACTTAATGTACTCTCTTTTCAAAGGAGGTGTTACTTCGGCAATGACACCACAGGGTGGCTCAATGTTTGGAATTGTTGAGACTAAATATCCTGAAAGTTCAGATGTGGACTCTTTACAGTCCGTTCTCTATATTATAGAAAGATTTATCATCAAGACACGACATGAAGAAGAAGTGTTCGAAAAATATGATGATAACATTGAGGATAACTTTGCTGACCCTCCTGCTGATGAAACAACTCCTTACGGAAAGATTCCTCCCTATCAGGATACCCCAGCGGGCAACCAGGTTGGCGACCCAACTTATACCTTTGCCGGGTATGGATATTTTTATTAGAATTTTATGTCACTAGTATATTTTATTCTTGCCTGTTATGGCTTGACACAAATTTTAGTATACTCTACTTTGATGTCAAGGTTCCGCCCATCTCATTCTTTTTTTCACTGTCCTATGTGCGTGGGCTTTTGGGTAGGAGTACTTCTTATGCTCCTAAACCCATTTACAGAACTATTTACATTTGAAGTTTCTTTGATAAACGCCCTGGTGTTAGGTTGGTTATCTTCTGGAACTTCTTATGCGTTATGTATGCTCATATCAGATGGAGGGCTTCAAATTGAATACCGAACGAAAAGGGACGTGGACGCAAAAATGGATGCTCAGACCAGTAACCAATTGTTGCAGGGGTAGCTGTACCGTGCGGGTAGCGCCCGCACTAAAAGGAGATAGAAATGACTAAAAAATATGTACTGCAAGAGTTTATGAACTTAGACTATAGCGACGACCTTCTGACGGAAGAAGAACGTGAAGGTAATCGTCAAGGTCATCATCTTATCGTGGCAGGCAAAATACAGGCTGCCGGGAAAAAGAATGGCAACGGCAGGATTTACCCTAAGCCTATCCTCGAAAGAGAAATGAAGAATTACGAAAAGCTTGTCCGTGAAGGGCGAGCCATCGGAGAACTAGACCACCCAGATAGTTCTGTAGTGGAACTCAAGAACGCTAGTCACGTTATCACTGAGGTGTGGTGGAAGGGCGACGATGTTATGGGCAAGATGAAGATTCTTAACACTCCAGCCGGACAGATTGCTAAGCAGCTAGTAGAAGGCGGTGTCCAATTGGGTATCTCTAGTCGTGGTCTTGGTTCTACTCGACAAGAGGGAGGCACCACTATGGTAGAGGATGACTTCCAACTTTTATGTTTTGATTTGGTTTCTGAGCCAAGTACCACCGGAGCTTTCTTAGTGGCTGAGGGGCAACGAATCAAAACTAACTTAACAAAATCTGACAAAATTAATCGTGCATTAAACGATTTCTTATCAACTGACACAGAATAGAGAGGTTTCATGAAAAAAAGAGAATTAAAAAATATTATCAAAGAATGCGTTAGAGAGGTAATGTTTGAAGACGGAATGTTGTCGGGCATCATTTCGGAAGTAGTTCAGGGTGTGGCACCTATTGTTGACGCTCCTACCCCGTCTCCCCGGAAGACTCCCTCCCACTCTAAAGCATTATCTGAGACAAAGCGACAAGTCTTAACTGCTATCGGTTCGAACTCCTATGACGATGTGAAGAAGAAGTTCAAGAACCCTGAGCTTTTCGAAAATACTCGACCTATCCCGGAGGGTAATGGTCAGGGTGCACTGGGAGGGGTCAACCCTCACGACCCAGGTATTGATATTAACAATTTGCCGGGCTTTGGTGCCTGGGGTCGCATTGCGGCTGGAAAGGAATAAAATGAGAACCAACCGAGGTAATAAAGAGTACTTGAGCCCTCAAATCACTGTCACTGCTGCTGAGTGCGGAGGCAATGCCGACAAGATGGTGAGGAAGTTTTCGAAGAAGGTAAAGAAAGAAGGCTTGATGGAAGAACTGCGCACCCGCAGCCACTTTGTAAAGCCTACCGTTGTTCGAGCAGAAAAAAAACGACAAAAGAAAAGAGTAATCCAAAAAGTCAATAAGAAAAGAGATGAACTATTTACATCTAGAGATTCTTATAAGAGGAGGAGAAGATAGATGGCTACTTCGCCTGATACAACAAACTATTATAGAGGACAGTACCAGCCAGGGCTAGGTTCCGTGGGTCAATACCAAGCCTCGGGAACTCCCTATCTTACGGGAAGCACTATTACAGGCGGTTCGGAAGTAGTTATTGGATTTCCTTGCGTAACAAAAAGCATCACCATTATCAATAAGGACGCTGCGAGCGATGATATTAGAGTACACTTTGCTTCTACGGGCACCGGAAACACAATCACAAAGAAGCACTTCGTGACTCTGGACTCTAAAAACTCTTCGGTAACACTTAATGTGAAGGCGGCATTCATTTACTTGAGTGCTCCTGGAGCCGATGCCGATTTTGAAATGACTGCGGAATTGACAAGTATCATTCCTCCAAATGGTTTCGATTACAATCAGGCAGACTTGCCTGGTATTTCTAAATAATATTTTCGGAGGATAAGTAATGGGCTTCGGCGGTGGAAATGGGTTCAGTCCCTCCAGAACAATTGTAGAGGACAGCACAAAAACAGGGAATGACGCCAGTCAAAAACATCAGTTTACTGGTAGTGTCGAAATTAGCGGTGGTCCTCTAAAGCTTAACGGAGCTTCTATTACTGCTGGTGGTGGGGGCACTCCTGGTGGCTCTGACACACAAATTCAATATAATAACGGCGGCGCTTTCGGCGGTGCTTCTGGTCTAATCTACGACGATGTAAATAACCGTGTTGGTATCGGCGTCGCCGACCCCGATTCTAAGATTGAGATTCTCAGTACAACGACTCAACAGAAATGGTCTTATGACGCTGATAGTTTTGCAACCTTAACAGTTGCGGATGATAGCGTCACTACTTTGGCATCGGGAGAATCGGGCAATATTGTAATTGACGCTGCCGGCGACATCTTTCTTGAGGCTGATGGTGGGCAAATCTACATGGGCGACCCCGGCGGAGACACCAAATTAAAATTCGATGTCCAGGCAACAACCGCATACATTGACCTACTGCAAAATGCCCCCCTTATTTTCAGACTCGGCTCGGGCGGCGCTAGTGAGATTGCTCGTTTTGACCAGGCGACCGACTCCTTCCGTTTGGCGACAGATAGCCCAGTCCAATTTAGAGATACAGCAACACAGATTAACTCTCCCTCAGCGAATGTCCTTACCTTGACTGGTCCAACAGTTGATGTTGCGGGAACTTTCTCTCTCAATAGTTCGAACGTTACTTCTACCGCTCCTGAGCTTAACCTTCTGGATGCTTCAAATACCGTTCCTTCTGTGGGTTCTTGGGGCTCGGTAGAACGTATAGGTGTCTATGACTTAGTTGGAGGCGTAGCAAAACCTGGCAGTGCAAGTGGGGTATCTTATACACTTGGCACATTGCCATCAGGCTCAGTAGTTACAAACGCTTACTTGGATATTACAAGAGTATTCACCCCCACCAACTCGTCCCCTGCGGCAAATATAGAAATTGCTCTCGGTACAACCACAACCTTCTCTCTCGCTGGTGCGGCTATATTGAATGAAGCCTCTATTACTGCGCTTGCTTCTGGCGGCGGTGGCGGTCCTACTTTTGATGCAAATACTACACTTGGAGTCCTTAACTTAAAAGATGCTGGCTTCGGCAATGGGCTTGCTACCGCTACTACGGTAAAGAAACTACCCACAGCAGAAAACGTCATACTGAAGGTAACCGACGGCGCTGGGGGCACAGAAGGACTAGAGTCAACGTCCCACGCAAAGTTATATATCAAGTATGTGGTAATGTAGCCAGCATATATTTCTAGGCGTTTCCTCAAATAAAAAACTATTTAGAATGATGTATATTCTATACAGAGAGGATTCTATATGTCTAATATGCTCGAACAAGCTATTGTAGATGCTCAAACGCTGCGTGAAGCAGCACTAAAGAACGCTCAAGCAGCTATCGTCGAAAAGTATTCTGACGAAGTAAAGACTGCTGTTAGCCAGCTTTTAGAAGAAGAGCCTCTTGATGGTGCAGAAGAACCAACTGAAGAAGATTCAGTGATGGCAGATATTCCAATGGCTCACGTTGCTGGTGAACCCAACAGCGATGAGGAAATCGTAACAGTAGACTTGGACGATATCATCGCTGCCTCTGCTGCCGAAGACCAAGACGAAGATTTTCAAATGGACCGTCAAGAAATTGCGGATGAAGTTGGAATCGAACTTGACGAACCAGCAAATCGCACAGACGACGAGGTAAGCATCGACGAGAGTGAGCTTGTAGATATGTTTACTGAATTGTTAGCCATAGACGTGCCGCAAGTTCAACTTGACCGGACAGCACAGAAAATAGAAAAAGAGGAATTGGACCAAATTGACCTTGAGCAAGACATCGAAGTAGAATATGACTATACAGATGGAATGGACGAGAAAGATGCAGAAGCATATCGTCGTGCCCAAGAGAAGAACGAATCCCTCGCCAGAACAAACACAGAACTTAAAACACAAAACAGCACTTTAAAGGAACACCTTAAGAGTGCTGCACAAGTATTAGAAGAAGTATCCTTGCAAAATGCGAGGTTATTGTATGCGAATCGTGTCCTAACTGACAACTCCTTGAATGAGCGGCAAAAGCACAAAATTGCCGATATGGTCGGAAAAGCACGTTCGGTGGAAGAAGCGAAGACAGTTTACGAAACTCTTCAAAAGACAATGGCAGGACAGGAAAGAAAGTCCCCTCAATCGTTGTCTGAAGCTGTGACGAAACGTTCTTCTGTAATCCTAAGCGGACGCAGAGAGTCTGAAACTTCAAACCCAGCGGGCGACTCGACTTATAATCGGTGGGCAACCCTCGCAGGTATGAAAAAGAACTGAATAAAAATCTAAAGGAGATAAAAAAATGTCAGTAATCGAAACCCTAACAGAAGGAATTAGAGCACGCTCTCTTTCCAATGAGGGTGAAGCTCTTCTACAGAAGTGGGAGCGTACTGGTCTTCTTGAAGGTATGGATGATGTTGGTCGTGCCAACATGTCTCGTCTTCTCGAAAACCAAGCAGCCCAGCTTCTTAAAGAAACCAGCACCATGTCTGGTGGTGATGTAGAAGGTTTTGCCGCAGTTGCATTCCCAATCGTTCGTCGTGTATTCGGCAACCTTTTGGCACAGGACATTGTTTCTGTACAACCGATGAGCCTCCCGAGTGGACTCATCTTCTTCCTCGACTTCACTTTTAGTAGCGATGGAAGCCAATCCAGTGCGGAAGAGTTCCGTCTTGGAAATCGTTTTGGCAACTCGCTCTATGGCGGCGGTGTTGTTGGAGAGCAGCTTACCGGTGGTGTAAACCTCGGTGGAGCAACTGGCTCTGACCGCAGCTTCTATGGCTTGAATAACGGCTACGCCAGCCCCACGGGTTCTGGCTTGGTGCGTATGCTTCCCATTGCTAGTGGTACTTATGGTGACCAGGCTTCTCGTCCCGGCGGCGCTCAGTTTACAGCCTTGCGTTCGGACCCGGCTTTCACATCTGGTGCTGTTAATACAGTTGGGAGTACAGCATATGTTGTAGCTACATCATCTAATGTACACCAGACAGACTTCCCAAATCTCAACCTTGAGAACTTGGTGTCTATCGCCATGTCGGGTGGTCAAGCCGCAACATCGCAGCCCGGTGGCGGGATTGTTGGTAATGCTTCTGGAGCCTTCCAGGTAAGACACTTGACGGAAATTACACCAGAAGGTACAGTCCGCATGGTCTTTGCTATGCCAGGATTCGTCCCATCGGTTGCCAACGGCTTCCAGGGCGACAACGCTCAGGCGTTGCAGTACTGTGTCTTGGGAAGCACCCGAGTAGGCGGAGCCGGACTTAGTAACATGTCCTCTTCGTATGCATTGGCTGACACATGGCAGCAGGGAACAGGACTTGGTTCTATCGCTGCTACCGAGCTTCAGCTTGAAAACAACGGTCGCATCCCCGAGATTGATATCAAGGTGGACAGTGTTGCCGTTACAGCTTTGAGCAAGAAGTTGAAAGCTAAGTGGACCCCTGAGTTGGCTCAGGACTTGAACGCTTATCACAACCTCGACGCTGAAGTTGAATTGACAAGCATCCTCTCTGAGCAAATTGCTCTTGAGATTGACCAGGAAATCCTCGAAGACCTTATCAAGGGCGCAACTGCTGCAACCTTGTACTGGTCTCGTAGTCCCGGTAAGTTCCTGAACCGTGAAACGGGAGCGATGTTGGATGGTGGTCCCACCGTTATCCAATACCCTGACTTCACAGGTACTGTTTCGGAATGGTATGAGACCCTTCTTGAGACTGTAAACGACGTGAGTGCTCGTATTCATCGTAAGACCCTGCGTGGCGGCGGAAATGTCATCGTGACATCTCCTGAGGTTGCTGGACTCCTTGAGTTCACCAGCGGCTTCCGTGCTGCGGTTGGAGTTGACGACGAGAAGGGTTCTTGGGGCGTGAAGAACGTTGGTTCTATCAGCCGCAAGATGGACGTTATGGTTGACCCATACTTCCCTCGTAACCTTATCCTTGTGGCTCGTAAGGGTAGCAGCTTCCTCGAAAGTGGATATGTCTATGCTCCTTATGTTCCGCTGCAAGTCACGCCTACCATCTTTGGTACCGAAGACTTCGTGCCCCGCAAGGGCGTGATGACTCGCTACGCCAAGAAGATGGTTCGTCCTGACATGTACGGACTGGTTGTCGTAGCCGACCTTATTTCTGACGCACAAGGTAAGCGAGCGTAAGAGATAAATAGTTGAATACAACTGAAGGGAACCCCGTCCTAGTGGCGGGGTTTTCTTTTATGTGAGTAAAAGTTAACATTAGGCAAGTAAAAAACTATTTAAGTAAACCAAATGAGGATAGGCAATGCCCACAAACTTACAACCACTTAGCACTGTAAGTGCAATAATACTTCCCGCCACTGGGACGCACAATCAGGTTATAACCTCCTTATCCTACGGAATATACAGCACACCTGCCTTCGTTAGCGGCGCTGTAGACCAAGTAGCCTACACCTACCAGAAATTAGGTGGCAATGTTCTAGACCTAGAAATTACTCCATCCAACGTGTATAATGCGTATGAAGAGGCTTGTCTCGAATATTCCTATCTTGTAAACACTCATCAGGCAAAGAATGTTCTTTCAGATATGTTGGGAACTTCTACAGGTTCCTTCAATCAGGATGGCGAGTTCACTTCATATGAGCCTGGCACTAATGTCAAGCCCAATCTTAAGTTTCCTAGATTTCAATTAGGCTATGCTACTCATATTGGTCGAGGTGCTGGAGTACACGTTCCCATAGGAGCCTCTCAAACAATATACTCGGCTTCATTTACAACGGTACAAAACCAGCAAGATTATGATTTACAGAAGATAATATACACTGCCTCCTTGGGAGCGGTTCCTTTCCAAAATCAGGTGGGCAAAAGTGCCATTACAATCCAAAGAGTATTTTATAAGACTCCTCAGTCAATGTGGAATTTCTTTGGAGGATATAGTATTGGAGCAGTTGGTAATCTTTCTACATATGGAATGTATGCAGACGATAGCACCTTCGAATTGGTTCCTGCATGGCAGAACGTTTTGCAGGCATACGCATTCAAAGAAGATATGAACGTTCGTGCTTCTCACTATTCGTTTGAGATTAATAATAATAAACTAAGAATATACCCAACTCCTGATGGAGCAAACCCAAAAAAGTTCTGGGTAGAGTTCAGGGTCGCAGAGGAAGCATTTACAGAGTCGGAAGACCGCAAGTATGGAGCAGATGGTGTTAGTAACGTTAATACGCTGCCCTTTCCCAATGTTCCCTATAAAAACATTAACAGCATTGGTAAGCAATGGTGCCGACGTTTTGCTCTAGCCTCCGCAAAAGAAACTCTAGGTCAGGTACGCTCAAAGCTAGCATCTATTCCTATTCCAGGAAATGATGTGACCCTAAATGGTCCAGCCCTTGTAAGCGAGGCTAAAGAAGAACAAGCTGCTTTGCGGGACGAACTGAAGACCGTGTTGGATGAAATGGTATATGGCAAGCTGGCGGAAGGAGATGCTGCCCTTCAGAATAGCGTGTCCGAAGTTGTTAAACATATTCCAGTCGGAATCTATGTGGGATAGTAATATATGAGTGATAATAGATGGTCTCAGCCGGTACAGCCACCACCCCCAATGTTTGTGGGGCAGGCAGAGCGTAATTTTGTAAAACAAATAAATGATGAAGTAATCGAGAAAGTTGTTGGACAACAGATACTTTATTTTCCTATTGATATTACAAACTCTGATTATCATCCTTTATATGGGGAGGCAATAAAAAAATCTTTTATCTCTCCCGTTAGAGTTTATGGTCTTATAGAATACCAAGGTTCGGATAGGACCCAAGAAGAGTACGGCTTTAATACGCTAAAGAATATTACCGCTCATCTCCACAAGAGAAGACTCACTCAGGACCAAGACCTGTTTGCACGACTAGGAGACTTTGTTCAGTATGATAACTTATTCTTTGAGATAGTAGATATTTCAAGCCCTCGATATTTGTTTGGTCAAGATGCAGGGTTTGCTGACTTTACTTCTTTTGAGGTAGAATTGACTTGCCGACAAGTCCGCAATGGGATGTTTAACCCAAGCAGGAAGCCTAATTACGGAAGCTGGGGAGGAGGAAGTACCTAATGCCTAAACGAACTATTTTGAACCAAGACCTCAAGTCTACTTATCCACTATCTCCATCAAAAATGGAAGATATTGATTATGCTATCTACAACTATATTAATGACGAGCTTAATATCTTTTGTGAATCCAATGAAGGATTTCGCAAAGTGCCAGTGATATTTTCTGGCAAGGAACGTGCATTTGATATTAAGGCTAATCCTGAACTAAGGAGCAGTGATGATAATGTATTAGAATATCCTCTCATTTCTCTTACTAAGACTTCTATTAATCGTGACCCGACCAAGAAGGGTCGCTACGGAGTAAACATCCCGCCGTTTTTTGAGGTTTACCCACAAGGTTCAATTCCTATAGCAAGGCAGGTATTACAGAAAGAGTCTCGTGACCGAGCTAATAACACAGCGATAAACAGGTTTGGGCAAGGAACGGACACTACTTATCAAACTTTTCCTTTTGATAACGAAGAAGTTGTTTATGAAACGTTGTATGTGACAATGCCAGCATTTTTAGAAATTACTTATGACTTGCATATCGTTTCCAATTACAGGCAACAGATGAACCAAATACTGGCTCCTTTTTTGACCCGTTTCACCACGCCGGCTGTTTTTCCAATCACATACCAAGGGCACAGCTACGAGGCATTCTTGGACCCCAATTGGAATGACGAAGGCACGAGCGCCGCCTTGGATACCAACGAGCGTACTTTCAAGACAACCACCACTATCCGGGTGCTGGGTCACATCACTGATGCCCAGGAAAACTCTGAAAGACCAGCAGTCATCCGGAGGCAATCAGCAGCTAAAGTAACCCTAGGTAGAGAGCAGACGATTGTGGGAGATATACCAGAATTTCATGCCAATCGGAAAGATAAATATAGGCGATAAGAAGAATAAGGTATTTGGGTTTCTAGCTTACTATTTAAAGGTAGAGATTTGTGCATCCTGCGGGACCACAAGTTATATTTAGAATACGTCAAAAAAGATGATTATATACAAGGAGAGAAAAATAAATGTCTGACAACTCTTCCAGAAAGTTTAAGTTTATTTCACCCGGTGTTTTTATTGATGAGGTGGATAATTCTCAATTACCCGCTACACCAACCGATATTGGACCGCTCATCATTGGTCGTGCCCTAAGGGGACCAGCGAATAAGCCAGTTCAAGTTTCCTCTTTTTCTGCTTTTGTAGAAACCTTCGGCAACCCAGTTCCGGGTGGCAAATCAGGAGACATTTGGAGAGAGGGCAATGAAAGCGCCCCAACTTATGCTGCCTATGCTGCTCAAGCTTGGCTTCGTAACGGCTCTCCTATCTCGTTCATGCGTGTGCTTGGTGATGAAGACAGTAGTGCTACCGCAGCCGGTAAGGCTGGCTGGAAAGTCGGCGCTATTACTGCCAATGGCGACACAGGTAATAATTCCGGTGGTGTTTACGCTCTGTGTGTATGGCCTTCAGCTTCTATCGGCACCGTTGTCTCGGGTGCTGTCGCTGCGCAGTTCTACCTTGACTCAGGACGTATTTTGGTGTCGGGAACTGTTGCTGCTAGTTCTTCTGCTGGCGGTAGCGGTGATGCGACAGTAGTGAGCATATCAGGCTCAACCATATATGAGGTTACGGACATTGATAACCTTAACTTGATTATCACTGGAAGCTCGGTGCCGAATAAGAACAAGACCCTTACCGTGAGTCTTAATCCTAATAGCGAAAACTTTATTCGCAAAGTGATGAACACAAACCCCACCGTGACTAATAGTGCTATTACTACAACTGCTACTCGTAACTTTTATGACGGCGGTGTGTACTTCTTGGGAGAAAGCTTTGAGCGGGCACTGACTCCATCGGGCAGCAACTCTATAGGTGTGCTAAACTCGGCTATCAGCAGCGGCAAGTTTTATGCTGCGATGATGCCAATGATGAGAAACAGTGGTTCAGCTTCGGATAATCCTACAAATACTGTCGAAGTTCAGCAGAATGATTTTGAAGGCGCTGCAACCCGAGGAACAACTGGGTTTTTCATCTCTCAAGATTTGAGTGATAACACTGCTGCTTACAACGCTCGGGATATGCAAAAACTATTCCGCCTCGAAGCCATTACGGCTGGCGAAGCTACTCAGCGGGAAGTAAAAATATCTATCTCCAATATCAAAGCTCCGGAAGGAAACTATCAAACTTACGGTAGCTTCTCGGTCTTGGTAAGAGATATTTCGGATACAGATAACAAAATTCAAGTTATCGAGCGATTTGACGAACTCAATCTCAATCCCGCTTCGCCGAACTATATTGCCAAAATCATTGGTGACAAGTATCAAGTATACAGTCAGACAGAACAACGCAATGTAGAGTATGGACAATTTGAAAATAACTCTAACTACATCCGAGTTGTGATGGATGAGGACGTGGCAGCCGGTACGCTGGAGCCCCGCCTTCTTCCGTTCGGTGTCTTCGGACCCCTTAAATATCGTGATGTTGGTGTTGTAGGAAACTCTAGTGGCTTTAGTCCTTTGTTGGGTATGCCGCTGTCGGGTACTCGTGGTGGTGGCAAGTGTGCCCAGTCCATGGTTGCTGGTGGTAGCCACAATGTTTTAGGCAGTGCAGGACACGCTGGTGCCGAACAAGATGTGTTATATGCTCCGGCAACAGCCCCCACTGCCGTACTGACTATCAATACTAACAATACGGGAAGCACGATTGCTGGTTTCGGCTTCGGCGGCAACACTACTCTTAAGATAACCGGCTCGGGCGGCACGGTTCATACGTTTACATATGATGGTAACCAGACGACCGGGGTATACCCTGCTGCTACATCGGCGACCAAGATTGGTGTAGCTGGCTCTGCGGACGGCTCGGTCGTTCCTACTACTACTAATATCGCCGAACAGGTCGCTCGTGCCATTCACTTGGCAAGAGTAGACGGACTCGTATCTGTCACAGCCTCTGCTGCTGTGAATGTTGTAACGATTACTAACCTTGTTCGAGGCGACCGAGGAAACTTCGGAACGGTTTCTGGTTCTTCTGTTGACTCGGTAGGTGGAAACGTAGCTCGTAACTTGTCGGATATGGGCGGCGCATTTGCCGGCGGCGCTGACTGGTCTGGCTCCATTCAGTTCCCAACAGTTCCGCTTCGTCAAGGAAGCACCTGGGGAACACCCAAGTCAGCCCGTAGCACCTATTGGGGTGCTTGGACAGGAAGAACTGCTACAGATACCTTCTTTAGCGAAGAGATTCCTGATTGCTTGAGAATTCGCTCGTTTGACGCCTCGACAAACACTAACCCCTCTAGCACTTCTCACGATGTTGCTTTTGAGACCTCGGCACTGTCGGGCAGCGACCCAATGGTTATCTCTTGGGTATTCTCTCTGGATAACGTTGCAGGAACGGCTGGCAATGGCTATACCTATGCACGTTCTAACCGCAAGAATGGCTTGAGCATTACAGCCCAGGCAGGCAACTCTTACAAGAGCCCGCTTTCGGGCAACGTTGATAGGTTCACTACTGTCTTGTTCGGTGGCTCCGATGGCTACAACATTACAGAAAGAGAACCCTTCAGAAATAGCGGCATCACAACAACAGATGAAAAAGATGATTATGCTCTTTTCTCCCTGAAGAAAGCTATTGATATTGCATCTGACGCCGATGGTGTACAAATGAATGCCATCACGATTCCAGGGGTGACAAACACCACTGTAACTGATTACTTGTTGGATATGGTTGAGGACCGTGCAGACGCACTAGCCCTCATCGATATTCCTTTTGCTTACACCCCCGATACAGAAGATACTGGTTCGGCAGAAGCAAGAAATGCTGGAAACACACCAACAGCAGCAGCCAACAACCTGGAATCTCGTAGCATCAATAACAGCTACGGTGCTACCTACTACCCGTGGGTACAGATTCAAGACACTAGCACTAACCAAGTACTGTGGGCTCCGCCTTCAGTAGCAGCCTTGGGTGTTCTCTCCTCAACGGATAGAAACCAAGCTCCTTGGTTCGCTCCTGCTGGATTCACCCGTGGTGGTCTTAGCGAAGGTGCGGCTGGTATTCCGGTCTTGGATGTATCTCGCCGCTTGTCTTCGGACGAACGAGACACATTATATGAAGCAAACATTAATCCGGTTGCCAAATTCCCTGCCGAAGGCATTGTAATATTTGGACAGAAGACGATGCAACAAACCGCATCTGCTCTGGACCGTATCAATGTACGTCGCCTGATGATTTTCTTGAAGCGTGAAATATCGTTCATCGCCTCTAGATTGTTATTCGGACCTAATACAGAGATAACTTGGGATAGATTCCTGGGTCAAGCCACTCCTCTCTTGGAGAGTGTTAAGTCTCAGTATGGTATTGAGGATTTCCGACTAATATTGGATAGTTCAACTACTACTCCTGACTTGGTTGACCGAAATATTATCTATGCTAAGTTGCTTGTGAAACCAACTCGTGCGGTAGAGTTCTTCGCTATCGACTTCGTAGTTACAAACAGTGGAGCTTCTTTCGACGAATAAATCGTTGGAAGAACTAATTATTACAAGGAGTACACAGAATAATGGCTTTATTTTGGAGTGATGTAAAAACAGAACCTAAACGGCGCTATCGATTTACGCTTGGTTTTTCTAACAAGGGTCTACAAAATGAGATACCGCTGTGGACAGTAAAGACGGCAGCCAAGCCGAAAGCTACTGTATCTACTATCGAGCATCAGTTTATGGACCATATATTCAAGTACCCAGGGCGAGTCACTTGGGACCCTATTACGGTAACCCTCGTGGACCCGGTAGACCCAGACTTGTCGTGGCAGTTCTTGAACGTTCTCGGCAAAGGCGGATATAAGTATCCCACTACCTCTGAGGTCTCAGAAAAGAGTCTGTCGAAGAAGGCTATTCACGATGCAATGGGTGATGTGTTCATTAAACAAATTGATGATTTAGGAACCCCGATTGAAACATGGCGCTTAGTGAATCCGTTCATTACCTCTGTGGACTTTGGTGGGCAATTAGATTATTCGAGTGATGAGATGAATGAAGTCACCGTCGAAATCACCTTTGATTGGGCTGAACTTACCCAGACACAAGACAAGGGACGGACCCAAACAGCCGCCTCCAAAGGTTAGGGTCTTAACGTTATAAAAAATATGAAGTATCATAGCGATGCTTTATAGAAAGGTTACATAGATGAGTAGAAATGACAACCGTACAGGGATACCGGAGACCGTAGGCATTGATGATGCACCTGCGGCTCCGGTTTCTGCTGTTTCGCCCCAAGGCGGCGAAGGCTTTAGTTGGTCTATCCCAACAGAGTTTGTAAAATTGCCTAGCCAAGGAAGGTTTTACCCTAACGGTCACCCTTTGTCCGGCGTGGAACAAATAGAAATTAAATATATGACAGCCAAGGAGGAAGACATCCTCACGTCTCGTGCCCTTCTCAAGGAGGGAATAGCACTGGACAGGATGCTTCAGAATCTTTTCGTAGACAAGTCTATCGACCTTTCAGAGATGTTGGTTGGCGACAAAAATGCGTTATTGGTTGCTGCTCGGGCTACTGGGTATGGCGACAATTATCAAACAAAGGTTACTTGCCCCTCCTGTAATGAGACGGACGTATTTGAATTTGATATTAGCGAACCAAAGGTGACTCCGTTTGAAAGCTCAATAGAGTATCACAAGGTTGAACAAACTGCTAACAGCACTTTTTTGATAGGCTTGCCAATGACCCAAGTTACAGTAGAGTGTAAACTGTTGACGGGCAAAGATGAGATTGCTCTTCTTAAGGAAGCTGACCGAAAAGCTAAAAAGAAAATTGAATCTTCTCCTACTACCGATTGGTTCCGTTCTATCGCAGTTTCTATCAACGGCGATTCTAACCCCCTCTCTTTATTAAGTTTTGCGAATCAAATGCCGGCAAGGGATGCCCGGCACCTCCGAGTAGTATATTCTTCGATAGTCCCCAACATTGACTTAACCCAAACTTTCGAGTGCACTAATTGCAACTACTCAGCGGACATGGAGGTTCCGCTGAATTTGGACTTTTTTTGGCCTGGATGAACAGTACAAAGAGATGATTTATGAAGAGTGCTTCCAAATGAAGTACTATGGCGGGTGGAGTTTCTTTGAGACATATAACCTTCCTATTCAAGTCCGAAGATGGTTTTTAGAGCGTATAGTCAAACAAAAAGAAGATGAGAACAAAGCGATGGAAGATTCGCAGCGCCAGTCTAAGGGGCACACTCATCGCTTTAAGTAATAAATTATTTCTTTAACTACTTATTAAGGCGCAGAGGTGCGCTCCAACAGGGGGCTTTTTCGTGAAGAATGAAGATTTTGATAACAAAGTATTAGACTTGGGTGAAGTAAAGAAGCAACTCAATGAAAATATTCTCCATGTATTTGCAGCGTGGATAGAGTATCTTCTTTCTAAGATGTTTAAGGGTCGCCGTATTCCAGTGCGAGTCCGGGGCAACAGAATAGAAATTGAACGATTTACTGATGCGCTAGTAAACGAAAAACGCTATATGGAATTTATCAAGAAGTATGGTCTTGACGACCCTATGACTTACCGACAAAAGTCTAAGCTAGATGTGGCTATTCGCAGGTTTGAAAGAGAGGCGGGCATTAACTGGCCTATCAGGAAGGGATAATAACAAGTGGCAAACGGCGACGACAACAAACCTATCTCACCTGAAGAGACTAACGAAAGTACTGAGTCTACCAAGCGAAACACAGAAGAGACAAAGAAGAACAACGAGCAACAACAAAGCTTGCTCAAAACACTTCTAGCAGAAGCCAATGCCCGCAAGGCACTCAATGACTTAGAAGAAGAGGCGTACTTACGTTCTCAGTCTACGTTTAAATTACAAGAGAAGATAAAAGTACAAGCCAAGAATGGTATTGAGCGAGAGCTTACTCGGATTGAAGTACTCAAGCGAGTAACGGAACTTGAAGAAAAGCAAATCAAGAACAAGGAAAAAGGTCTTCCTCTTATGCGAGAGGAGCAGGAAGAACTTAATTCTCTTATCGCCGTTATGGGCAAGGAAGAGAAAGCCTACCTTGCAAAGAAAAAACAGATAGAAGGTACTCGTAAGGCACAAGAGTTCCTTAAGTCTTCTACCGAGCAACTGACAGGAGTTCAACTCGACAGCATTATGACTGTCAAGGGAGTGACCTCTAGCCTTATTGGGATGATAACTTCCCTAGATAAAGCCTCTGTTGAATTAGCCAAGACGACTGGATACACCCGAGCTTTCCGTGGAGATATGGTAAGCCTTGCGCAGGCAAGTGATGGTCTTTACACAACATTGGCTGAAAGCGGGCAGATAGTCGGAAGCTTAACTACCCAGTTCAGTCTTTTCGCAGCAGAAGGTGATTCCACTCGACGAATGGTGGGAGATACCGCAGCCCTGTTCCTTAAGTTGGGAGTAGAGGCAGGTGAGACCGCTGCCTCATTTGACCTTCTTACCCGAGGGATGGGAATGAGTGTCGAGGCTGCAAACTCTACGGTACTATCTTTCGAGAGATTGTCTCAGGAGATAGGTGTACCCACAGGGCAGATAGTCAAAGACTTTAATCAACTGGCACCTGAACTAGCTCGTTTTGGCAAACGAGGAGATGAAGTATTTAGAAACTTAGAAAGGCGAGCACGCTCACTAGGTATGTCAACCAGTGATATGTTCAACATCTCAGAATTGGGTGATACCTTTGAGGGAGCATCTGACCTAGCAGGCAAGCTAAACGCCCAGTTCGGAATGCAACTCAACTCAATGGAGCTTATGAGAGCAGAGGGCGTTGAAAGAATAGACCTGATGCGGCAAGAGTTTCAAGCCCGAGGTCTAAACTTCAACGACATGCATAAACGCCAAAAGCAAATGGTTGCAGAGATAATGGGAGTGGACGTCCAAACAGCATCCCGATTATTCGGTGACCCTGTTGAACTACAGAAATATCAAAGGGAACAGTTAGAGGCGGCTGAACGTGCCCAGAAGATGAATACCCTTCAAGAGAAGTTTGGAGCCATCACAGAAAAAGTATTCCTAATGGTAGAGAAGCCGTTAAGTGTTATATTGGGTATGTTTGAAAAAATAGCTAATATGATTGAGGGAAACAGCACTGTCAGTCTGGTAGGCGGTATGCTGATATTGAAGGTAGCCTTTGTTGGCGCAATCAGTGTAATGAAGGGTTTGATATTCTTACCCCGCTTAATTCAGCAATCAGTTGTGCAGATGAATATGCTAGCAGCCTCCACTAATCGTGCAGCCGCAGCATCCTCCCGTCTTAGTATGACAAGCCGAGGCGGTTTTGGCGGCGGCGGAGGCGGTGGAAGAGGACCCCGAGGTGGCGGCGGTCGATTAAGTTCGTTACTCGGTCTGGGCACTATGGGGCTAATGGGCGCTTCTATGTTCGGCGGCGGAGGGAGCAGCGGAGGCAGCGGAGGCGGCGGAGGCGGCGGCTTAGGTCGGGCAATCCGAAAAATACCAGGAGCATCAAAGTTAGTAGGGCTATCGAGCGCCACCAGCCTTGGCGGTGGTTCCATAATGAATATGAAGAAATATAAGGAGCTTCGAGCCGCCGGCAAGACGGCTAAGGAGGCAAAAGCAGCAGCCACACTAATGAAAGCCGGTAGAGGTGCCAATGCTGCCCGTGGCGCACTAGCCGGTGCCCGAGGTATGGGCTTTCTTGGTGCAGGAGCAGAATTGGCTCTCTATACACAAGGAATGGGTATGAGCTACCCAGAAGCCCTGGCTAGAGTCGCTTTGTCCGCTGGAGGCTCCATGGCAGCCGGCGCAGCGGTAGGAGCTTCAGGTCTGGGTACAATGGGTGCTGGTTTCGCAGCAGCACCGGCTGCTGCTATGGTGGGCGGCTTGGGTGGAGCGGCTCTCGGCGACCAAATCTTTGGTAACCCTTTTGAATCTGCCGCCACCGGCAATTCTGGAATTGTGTCAAAGCCCCTGATGACCCAGGATGGCGGCAGAATGGAAATAGCAAAGCCACAGGGTGTCCCGGTGATTCCCGGTGTGCGTACTGAAGCTATGCTAGTAAGTGATTTGAAGAAAATTGTAAGTAAGGGCGTTCAAGAGGGTATGCGTACTACCAGCGGACAAGCCCAGAAAGCCATTGTCAACGTACCTATTACAGTAGACCTGGGTCCGAAGCTTGGCGGTAAGTTCACCCAAGCAGTTCAGCGTGAAATTGAACTGACCTTCAAGACGACGTAGGGGGGGCAACATAGTGAAGATTCAGAAGTACACTGGTACCGGAGAGTTGAGCAAGCGCCACAAGCTAGAGTTTACTTATATAGCGACAGGAGAAACCTTGTCTTTCCCTGCATTTATAGCGGACTTTAGCGATGCATATATGTCAAACTGGGCAACTTCGACACCCTATGGTCGTATGGACCCAATATCAACATTTTCTAACACTAAACGGGCTATGTCTGTCGCTTGGAATGTGCCGGCTGATTCTATTGAGAGCGCAAAAGAAAACCTCACTAAACTTAACACCTTGTTGAATTTTCTATATCCCACATATGATATTGCCGACACGAGCACGGGAATAAGTGTCATCAACATGGGTCCCTACTTTAGAATAAAGTTTGGAAACTGGATGCAAGATGCCGCCAATCCAAGCCGGGGTTTACTGGGACATGTCAATGGGTTTACGTTTGACCCTGATTTAGAACTGGGGATGTTCATAGATAAAGATGGAAAATACTACCCCAAGTCCTATCGCCTCAATTTTGAGTTCAAAGTTTTGCACGAACACTCGCTAGGTTTCTCATTTTCCGAAAGAGTAACCAAGACCCTCCCTAGGCTTTCCTCTAATGTTGGAGCACAGCAGCAAGTGGTTAAGACCTACACATTTAACGACACTAAGTTAAACTTTGGAAACTTTCCTTACTCCACGCCAAAGCCTGCCAGTCAGATTGAAGAAGAGCAAATTGTTCGTTCACCTTGCGACCAAGACCCAAACAGTCCCCAGTGTGTAGTGGGCGGACCTCCTGGCTCCAATGCAGCATTTGCAACTAACGGCAACAATGGGCAGAGGTTCTAAAGATGAGCTTGGTACCAGACTTAGTAAACAACAATCAAATAGTCATTACCCATGTAGCAACTGGATTTCAGGTATCTTTTGCTGCGTTTTTAGATACATTTAGTGATGCATTCCAGAGTAATTGGAACGAAGAGAGCGTCTTCGGGCGTATGGATTCTATCGCTACCTTTCGTAATACTGAGCGAGCCTTGGCATTAGCCTGGGCAGTTCCGGCTAATTCTTTTGAGGAAGCACAAGAAAATCTTGGAAAGATTAATCAGATGATTAGCTTTCTATATCCTCTTTATGACCAGGGCGCAGGAGGGGCAACCCTTATAAACCAGTCACCCTTGGTAAGAATAAAGTTTGGAAACTTAGTTCAAAATATAAATGGTGATGGCTTGCTTGGTTGGTTGCACGGTATAACTTTTGACCCTATGATGGACAACGGAGTTTTTACTGAGACCTCGGATGGGGAAAAGTATTACCCGAAGTCTTACCGACTTAATTGTGAGCTTACTGTTCTTCATGAAAATAAGTTTGGATATAGTATAGAGGAGTATTCAAGCCCCCAAAAGTACAAAGGTGAAAATTTTAATGTGACTACTGTAAAGTTCGAAAATTCTGACAAGCGAGTTAGTTATAATACTTTCCCATATGGGTCAACATCCCCAGGCGACCAGCGTACATTCAAGACAGAGTTTTTTACTGAAAAGGTTATTGACCAGCAGGTGGCACGCACTGGGCTACCTAATAATCCCTCGGCGGCAATTCCTGCTGGTGCCATTAACGTTCGACAAACTGCTAATCTGAAGACAGGGAACCTAACTACAACCTACACAAAACCTCAATTTAGACCTAAGCGACCGGATTGGGCAAAGGGCGCAAAAAGAAGAAAATTCTAGGAGAAGCAAATGGCATATTCACGATATACTAATACTACGATTTTTAAAAACAATGACCCGAATTATCGGAACACCCTGTTTGAAAAGAGAGGTATTTCACAAACTTTTCAGTATTCAACTTATTCATTCGAATACCCTGACAACGAGGATATAGCATCTTTTCAGAATATTTCTCGTGTCTGGGGGTCGTCTGAGAAGCTTTATAATATAGCTGCTGAATATTATGGCTCCCCAGAATACTGGTGGGTAATAGCCTGGTACAATAAGAAGCCTACCGAGGCACATTTTAATATAGGGGATACTTATTATATACCGCTGCCATTGTCAGATGTATTAGCATATTTTTAATTTAGGAGATTAGTTTTGGCGACACAAGATAAAGCACCCCCCGTTACAGGAAAGGGTGTGAAGGCTGCAATCAGAAATGAAAATACGCAGCGTATTCTTATCAACAATCTTAAGGAGGTTATAACCAAATCTTCTGTTAACCGCCCCGAAGAGCCATACAATGCGGTTGTGTTTAATACTAACTCCGCCTTGATTCCATATAGTGGACCCCCAGGCTCATTGGTCAGTAAAATGTGCAACCCTCCACGGGCTAGTGAGTTTATAAATGCTACCCCTGCTCAACTTTCTATCCTTGAACCTTTGTTGAGATTCTTTATCGTAGACAAACAAGGTAACGAAGATGAGATATATTTCAGTGACCATACAACCGAGGAGCGCCTTCTTAAGCTTGCCTCATTACGCCGAGCTAAAACCTTAGAATCAGTGCTTAAGCCTCGAAGCCAAATAGGGGCACAGGTAGGTATAAAGTCCTTTACTTGGAATTATAACAATAAGCACGAAGGTGATTATATTATTGATGCCACGATGGTCCTCTATTTTGGTAGTCTTGTAGAATTAGTAAATATTAACTACTTGCAATTTTTGTTTACTAATGGACGAAAGAGCACCCTTGCACAAGGGCTGGAGGCAAGCAAAAAGAACCAGTCCCTTCAGGACCGCCTGACCCAAAAAACAGAAGAACTTGAGGAGCGCAAGAAATTACTTCAAGAAGGGACCACTCCCAAACTGAAGAAGGGGAAAGACCCAGAGGTATTGAAAAATAAAGATGACTTCCGCACCCTCAAGGTTATGGTAGGCTGGTCAGTACCGAAAGGTAATCGCCGTGAACTCCGTAAACTATTTGATAACGACAATGCTCAAATGGAGAGCTTCCTGCGGGGAGTGGCATCCACTAACCGAATGATTTCCTTGAACCTTACTCACTACAATGTAGACTTTACCCAGGAGGGTCCTACTACTCTCACCTTGAACTACAAAGGCTCAACCGACCGCTATATTGCTAACAATAAGTCAGATGTATTGGGCTCCTTTAATGAAGAGGACGGGATAAATAATATCCCTATTGCTGTGCAGGCGGGAAATATAGAGAAAGATAAGCTATTTTCAGATGGTTATATCTTAGGAGTCTTGAACAATGAGAGTCCCGAGTCAGTCATTCAAGGGGATGCCGATAAGCCCACCCATTACAAATTTACCTTAAATGGAATTAGGGCTGAGATTGAATACTTGTCAGAAACTTTAGAATACTATAAGATACTTAATTCTGAGTCTGGGCAAAAGCTGAGCGAGACTTCGGATTATAAAACTTTCAAGCAGTATTCGGAGGCAGCCGAAAATGTTTACAAACTTGCCAAGGAAAATGCCAGAGCTAGTCGATATAAAACCTTGATGGAAAAGATAGTAGATAGTGGAAGGTGTTTTGTAGCCTACGCTTACTATAAGAAAGGTCAGTTTACAGCAAAAGATGAGTTGTGGGATGTCGCATTGGAGTTTGGCGGTCCTGTGTCGAAAAGTAAAGGTAAGTTTGACGTAGTTCAGGGAGCCGCCGCCAGAGTTTCTACGGCTGGTCTTGAGCCGGAAAGCTTTCAAAAGTTCCTAGAAAATAGCAATGTGCTCGACCCCACCACTCGCACGAGCTTTGAAGGGGACGTGGCAAAAATGCCCATTTTTTATATTCGCCTCGGCGACCTCATCAAGGCTGCGATGGAGAATGCGCAAATGCGTGACGATGTTAAACTCGTGCTGGGTAGCTTCTCTCCTGACCTCTTGAACATCCCCAAGTATGGAAGTCTTTGGAGCCAAAGTAATCCTGAGTCTTTGTATGATTTGCCTATCTCAATTGATTACTATATTTCCTGGTTTGCGAAGAACGTAGTGTCAAAGCAAATAGATAGCTATCCTTTTAGGAGATTTTTAGATGACACTTTGCATCGGCTAGTAGCCCCGCTGTTGAACTTCACTACTAATAACTCCAATAGCCGTCTCTTCTTCGATTACACTCTTTATCAAACCCAGACTTTTCTGCCAGAGAAAAGAATTAATGAAGAAGATGTGGAAACGTATCGAAGCAATGTAAGAGACGATGTGAATAAGAGAAACTTGAATCTTCTTAATTACTATGTTATCTATTCTAAACAGATACAGTATGGTCCCCGCCGTCGAGGTGACCGCACTGACGACGAAACGGATGGAATCTATCACTATGTGGTTGGCGCTGACAGAGGGATTGTTAAAAGCTTTAACTTCCAGCAGATGGATGTCCCCCAGTACAAAGCAATGGTAATTGAACGCTCCCCTTCCTCGGAGGGATATGCTCAGGCACTTATTCTGCCTCAAAATGTTAGTATTGATATGTATGGTAATACTCTTCACAGAAATGGTGACCTTATATATGTCAACTCTCAGGCTGCTCTAGGACCAATGGCAAGTGAGATATTAATGCTTGGTGGTTATTATCGGGTTTATCGTTCCACTCATACCATCGATGACGGCGGTTTCCATACAACTATCGATTGTAAGTTCGAGCGCAGGACAAAGGTGTAGACCATGGCAGTTTTATATGCAAGCGGCTCCAATCAATCTTCAGCCCGAGAAATTTTCAACGAGAAGATAAAATACGATAAGGACATATTTCCCGATACTCTGATACCCAACTTTATTGACACCTGGGATGAAGATAGGTTTTACGGCATTATCAATACCAAGGGCAATACTTGTTATCCGGATGAGAGCCAACTTAAAGCCTTGGTAAATTATAATGCTGAGGAAACGCTTTATGCTCTAGGGTTCGTGGCAGATGCTTGGAGAGACTTTTCAGATAAGCTACAGCAACTGACAGCAGACAATCTGTTG